ACACCTCCCAGATGTATCTAGACTGGTGGACGCTGCAGATACTGGAAGCGCAGATGCAGCCAGAGACGCTACGCCGCCTGGCGATGGCTCGGCGTCGCTATTTCGCTGAGATTCGTTGTTCCGATTGTTGACAACGCCGATCTGACGTGATAGGCTAGGAGTGCATGGAGGGGCGTATGCCCCACCCGACAACTGAACAGCTCTGGGCGTGGCTGGCTGACTGTCCGCTTGACCCGCACTTCCACGGCTCTCTCATCATCACCGTGCGGGCGGGCGCAGTCGTAGAAGTCGAACAGCGACAGACCTACAGGCCGCCACGCCAAAAGCCCCCACCTGGGGGCGAGGATCGACCAGGGAATCTGGCGCCTCGTTCGTGAGACAACTCACGGGCGAGGCGCTTTTTGTTTTTGTGGGTGCGCGACAGGCCTTCGGGCTGTGTAGCGGGCTCGCCAACGTAGGTGGGGACAATGGCAAAGGCGAAAGCCTGGCGTAACAGAATCATCGGCCACGGCGACGAGGCGCCCGACCAACTCCTGGCCAATCCCAAGAACTGGCGTGTGCATCCCAAGGGCCAGCAAGACGCCCTGGCCGGCGTGCTCAATGACGTCGGTTGGGTGCAGTCGGTCATCGTCAACAAGCGCACGGGCTACGTCGTGGACGGGCACCTGCGCGTGCAGATGGCTATTTCGCACGGCGACGCCAGCATCCCCGTGACCTACGTTGACCTCGACGACGCGGAGGAAGCCGAGATTCTGGCGACGCTCGACCCACTGGCCGCGCTTGCCGTCGCCGACAAGGAACAACTTGACGGCCTGCTGCGCGAGGTGCAGAGCGGCGAGACAGCGGTGCAGGGGATGCTGGCAGAGTTGGCAGAGAAGAGCGGGCTGCACTATGGCGACGAGACGCCAGCGCCGGACGCGCAGATAGACAAGGCCGCTGAGCTGCAAGAGAAGTGGCAGACGGCGCTGGGCCAGGTGTGGCAGGTGGGCGAGCATCGCATCGCGTGCGGGGATTGCACAGACGCGGCAGTGGTGACTTGCCTACTCGACGGACAAGTTCCCAACATTTGCGTGACCGATCCGCCCTATGGTGTTGAATACGAAGCAAACTGGCGCAACGAAGCTGCGGCTGCCGGCCACCTCGCGTACGCGGATCGCCGCGTACGCGAGGTGGCCAACGACACACGCATAGACTGGGCTGATGCGTGGCGGCTGTTTCCGGGCAATGTGCTGTATTGCTGGCATGCCGACCGGCATGCCAGCACAGTGCAACAGACTATTGAGAGCACTGGTTTTGAGGTGCGCTGTCAGATTATCTGGGCGAAGTCCAACTTCCCGATCTCTCGCGGGCATTACCACTGGCGACATGAACCCTGCTGGTATGCAGTACGCAAGGGCGCTGCGGCGTCGTGGATTGGCGATCATAAGCAGACGACGCTCTGGGAAATAAACCTTGACCAGAATGTTGATGGCGGACACAGCACGCAAAAGCCGTTGGCGTGCATGGAACGACCGATCATCAACCACGCGGGCGATGTCTATGATCCGTTTGTTGGATCAGGCACGACGATGGTGGCAGCAGAACGGCAAAAGCGGCGCTGCTTCGCGTGTGACGTTGACCCAGCCTATGTCGCCGTCTGCCTGGAGCGCCTGAGCATGATGGGCCTGACGCCGACGCTTGTCACATAATTCGACACTGGTAGGCTATGCCAAATCAGGAGCGGTACAGCGTTGAGACGGTCATCAAGGCCATTGAGGGATCGCGGGGTATCAAGAGCCAGATCGCACGCAAGCTGGGGTGCGACCGTGGCACAGTTGACAATTACATAACCCGTCATCCCACAGTGGCGCGCGCCTACCAGGCAGAACGTGAAGCCATCGTGGATACCGCCGAAGTGCAGGCGATGGTCAAGGTCAACGAGGGGGATGGGCCGATGATCCGCTTCATCCTGGCAACGCTGGGCAAGGATCGCGGCTACGTCGAGCGGCAGGAAGTGGACCTGCTGGACGTAAAGAACATGACAGATGAGCAGCTTGCAACGTACATCGCGACAGGAATCAGAACGATTGGCGGCGGCGATCGCAGAGGCAAGGCGGCGGGGGCTGAGGCTCCTGACGCAGGAAATACCGACCTTCCCGGCGTTCATCCGCCAGGCTAATCCGCTCTACCAGTTCTACCGGCACATTGACAACCTGCACGGCTTCCTACAGCGCGTGGCCGATGGCGACATACGGCGGCTGATGGTGTTCATGCCGCCGAGACATGGCAAGTCGGAGACCGTGTCCCGCCTGTTCAGCGCGTACTACCTGCTGCGCCATCCTGAGCACTGGGTGGGCCTGACCAGCTATGCCGAGGGCCTGGCCTTCACGCTCAGCCGCAACGCCCGCAACAATTACGAGCGGGGCGGCGGAGCGCTCAGCCAGCAGGCGTACGCCGTGTCGCATTGGGAAACCGGACGCGGCGGCGGCATGTGGGCGGCCGGCGTGGGCGGCGGCATCACGGGCAAGGGCTTCCACCTCGGCATCATCGACGATCCGCTCAAGGACGCCGAGGAAGCGCAGTCCGAGACGATCAGGGACAAGATCAAGGACTGGTATCAGAGCACGTTCTCGACACGTCAGGAGCCGGACGCCAGTATCGTTGTGATCCAGACCCGCTGGCACGAAGACGATCTGAGCGGGTGGCTCCTGGAGCGGGAGAGCGACGAGCCGGAGGGTTGGCACATTGTGTGTCTGCCGGCCATCGCTGAGGATCTGCCGGACTTCCCGACGAGCTGCACGGTCGAGCCGGACTGGCGGGCGCAGGGTGAGGCGCTGTGTCCGGAGCGTTACCCGCTGGAGCGACTGCGCAAGATCGAGCGGCGCATCGGCCCGTACTTCTGGGCCAGTCTCTACCAGCAGCGGCCAGCGCCACGTGAGGGCGGTCTGTTCAAGCGGGCATGGTTTGAGATCGTCGGCGCAGCGCCGGCGGACGCCAAGCGGGTGCGCTTCTGGGATCGGGCAGCCACGGCAGGCGCAGGCGACTTCACAGCCGGCGTGCTCGTGGCGCACAAAGACGGGACGTACTACATCGAAGACGTGCAGCGCGGCCAGTGGGCCAGCGGCGACAGGGACAAGATCATCGTGCAGCAGGCGCAGCTTGACGCCGGGCGACATGCCGGTGGTGTGACGATCGGCGGCGAGCAAGAGCCAGGCTCTAGCGGTGTGGATGCAGCCAAGGCGTTTGTGCGGATGCTGGCGGGCTTTGCAGTCTACACCACGCCGAGCACGGGCAGCAAGGAACAGCGGGCCGATCCGCTGGCGTCGCAGGCGCAGGCAGGCAATGTCAAGATCGTGCGGGGTGCGTGGAATGGGGCGTTCCTCGACGAGATGTGCAGCTTTCCGGCCGGGGCGCATGATGATCAGGTTGACGCGGCGTCCGGCGCATTCAATCGGCTGGCGCGGCTCTACGCACAAGGGCCACGCAAGGCGCAGAGCATTGACGGCTACAGGGACTACCGATGACTGATCTGGAACGGGCCTATGCGGCTCTGGCGGGCAAGAACGCAACGTACACGACGCTTTGGTCGTACTACCGCAACCAGGCGCCGCTGACGTACACCAACGAGCGGCTGAAAGAGGTGTTCCGCAACCTCGACGCACGCTTCACCGAGAACTGGTGTGCGGTCGTGATTGACGCCGTTGCCGATCGTATCAACCTGAGCGGCTGCCAGGTGCAGGGCGCAGCCCAGAAAGACCTCGATGCGCTGTGGGACGCCAATGATCTGAGCGTGGTTGCCGACGACGCTATCGAGGCAGCGCTGATCTGTGGCGAAAGCTTCGTCGTCGTGTGGCCCAACGCCGCCGGCCAGGTGCGCGCCTACTACAACGACCCGCGTCTCTGCCACGTGTTCTATGACGAGGCCGATCCGTACACCGTGACCCTGGCCGCCAAGTGGTACAACACAGCCGACGGCAAGCGGCGCATCGTGCTCTACTACCCGGACAGACTGGAGTTCTTCACCAGCACGGTCAAGAGCGAGAGCGTCACAGCCGCGTCAGCCTTCCAGGCGGACAATCCGCCGAGCGAGAACAACCCGTTCGGCGAGGTTCCGGTCTTCCACTTGCGCACACGGCACGACATTCGCTCTGAGCTCGAGAACGTTGTGCCGCTGCAGAACGGCATCAACAAGCTCCTGGCCGACATGATGGTGAGCGCCGAGTTTGGCGCATTCAATCAACGTGTGTTTGTCACGAACGCGGACACGCGGTCGCTCAAGAACGCGCCTGGGCAGATCATGACGTTACCGGCAGCGTCGAGCGATGAGGAAGCCACGCAGGTTCATAGCCTACCGGCAAGCGATCTCAAATCATACCTGGATGCGATCGACAAGCTGGCGCTGTCCATCGGCATCATCACGCGCACACCGCGTCACTATTTCTACGTCCAGGGCGGGGATCCGTCCGGCGAGGCGCTGATCGCCATGGAGGCGCCGCTCGTGCAGAAGTGCAACGACTACATCGCCCGCTTCCGTACCACCTGGCGCAATGTCGCCGCATTCATGCTCAAGCTGGCCGGCCAGACTGTCGACCCGACGGCAATCACGCCGCGCTTCGACAACCCGCAGACGGTGCAGCCGAGAACGCAGGCAGACATCCGCAAGATGGGCGTTGACGCTGGTCTACCGCTGGTGACAGCGTTGCGGCGTGAGGGATGGACAGACGCTGAGATCGCGCAGATGGAGAAGGATCGCGACGCCGACAGCTCGCGCCAGCAGGCGACGCTGGCCAGCGCACTGGTGGACGCACAGCGCAGGATGGATCAGGGAGGCGAGCCACAGAGGTCAGACAATGCCGCGACAGCAGCCTGAGCCACGCGTCGTGCGTGTGATGCGGGAGTATCAGCGTCGGTTGGCGGCCCGGGAAGCACGCCAGATGGCCGAGATGGCCCGGCGCTGGATCGGCGTCCAGGACAGGCTGCAGACGAACATCGACAAGCTAGCGAAAGAGGTCGCCGAGCGGTACGCCACCGGCAAGCCAGTCACGCGAGCGATGCTCTGGGAGATGGAGCGCTACCAGGACCTGCTCCTCCAGACACGGCGCGAGATTGCCCGCTACGTGGACGGCTATGTGGTGCGGGCTGTGCGGGCTGAGCAGCTCCGGCTGATCGACCTGGCGGCCGACCAGTTCATCGAAGAGGCGCAGATGCAGGTGGGGCTGACGTTTCGACGCCTGCCGGTCGAGGCGGTGCGCAACATGGTGGGCGTCACGGCTAACGGCTCGCCGGTGCGCGATGTCTTGATGAAGGCCTGGCCGACCGCTGTCGACCAGATCACACAGCGTCTGATCGACGGCACGGCGCTGGGCTGGAACCCGAACAAGACGGCGCGAGTTATGCGTGAGGGGCTGGATGCTGGATTGAACGACATGATCCGCGTTGCCAGAACCGAGCAGATACGAGTGTACCGTCACACAGACTATGTGGCGGCGGTGAATACCGGCCTTGTGCACGGCATGAAAAGACTAGCAGCGCGGCAGGAGCGGACGTGCCTGGCCTGCCTGTTGGACGACGGTCATGTCTATCCTATCGGGATGGAGCCAGGCGATCACGTTCTGGGCCGCTGCCGGTTCGTCAAGGTCTGGCGTGGCCGGCCGGAGGACGAGTGGCTATCTGGGCGTGAGTGGTTTCTGGACCTCGACGAGGATGCGCAGCGGCGCATCATGGGCGCGGGCCGCTTTGAGGAATGGAAGAACGGTGCAATTGGTCTGGACCAGATGGTACGCCAGGTGCACGATCCAACGTGGGGACACAGTATTGGGGTAAGACCGTTAGGGGCAGGGAGGTGATGCGCATGGCACGAAAACGGGAAGCGAACGTTGCGCTCGATGCAGTCGTGGCGATTGATGAGGCGATGCCTGATCAAGAAGTGGCGATTGAGGTTGCGTCTCTGCCGACGCCGACTGTGGGCGGCGTGCTCGTCGGCCTTCTGCCGGCGATCAACGGTATTCACGGTGGTTGCCGTGTCTGCCTGGAGCACTTCGCCGAGCGCGCGAACGCCGCTCTAGTCGAGCAGGGTGTGCCGTATCGGTACATCGCGACACCGCGCGAGCCCGGCTTCGGCACAGTGACACTGGAGAGTGTAGCATAACGGGAGGGGGAGGCGAGATGCCAGAACCAGCAGGGAATCCGCCGGCGGGTAATCCACCGGCAACACCGCCGACTGGAGATCAGGGAGCGGGCACGCAGCAGACGACGACACCGCCGGCCTCGTGGGACGAGTACGTGACCACGCTACCCGCGGAGGTCAAGGCGCTGTACGAGACGCACACAACCGGCCTGCGCACGGCGCTGCAGAGCGAGAGGCAGCAGCGCGGCGAGCTGGCGAAGCAGATCAAGGACCTGGCCGCCAAGGCGGAGAAGGGCTCCGAGAACGAGCGGCAGCTGCAGACCATGAGCGCACAGCTCGAGGCCGCCAATCAACGGGCGGACTTCATGGCCGAAGCGACAAAGCCGGAGATCGGCTGCTCCAATGCGCACCTGGCCTACATCGCGGCGCGAGAAGCCGGCGCGATTGACCAGAAAGGGCGCGTCAACTGGGAGGCGCTGAAGACAGCGTACCCGGAACTGTTCAAGCCGAAGGTGCCCGCCGGCGCAGCAGGCGCGGGCACGCAGAACCCGCCGCAGGCAACGACGATGAATGACTTCATCCGCCGGGCGGCCGGGCGATAACACGGAGGTATGCAAGTGGGATACAACAATATCATCTCTCGCACGGACGCGGCTGCACTGATCCCGCAGGAGGTCTCCAACGAGATCCTCACCGGCGTGGTGGCGCGGCAGCCGTTGCTCCAACTGGCGCGCAAGCTGCCCAACATGAGTGCAGCGCAGCGTCGCCTGCCGGTGATGAGTGCGCTGGCCACCGCGTATTTCATCTCCGGTGACACCAGCCTGAAGCAGACGACAGAGGTCAACTGGGAGAGCAAGTACATTGACGCCGAGGAGCTCGCCGTCATTGTGCCGATCCCGGAGGCCGTGCTCGACGACAGCGCCTACGACGTGTGGGGCCAGGTGCGGCCCAGTGTCGAAGAGGCGTTCGGTCTCGCCATCGCCCAGGCTGTGTTCTACGGCACCAACATTCCGGCGTCCTGGACGACCAACCTCGGCGCAGCCGGCCTGGTCGCTGTGTGCAACGCGGCTAGCCACGTGATCAGCGCTGCAGCGTACACCGATCTCTACGAGGCCATCCTCGGCGAGACCGACGCCGGCGCGGCTGGTTTGTACATGCTGCCCGAGGCCGACGGCTTCATGGTCAACGGCGTCGTGGCGCACATGTCGATGAAGGGCAAGCTGCGCAACGTGCGCTCGACCGGCGGTGTACCGATCTTCAAAACGTCGATGCAGGACCCGACGCGTTACGAGCTCGACGGTGCGCCGCTGTACTTCCCGACGGACGGCTCTGTGGTCAGCGGCAGCTCGCTGCTCATTGCCGGCCAGTGGGATCAGCTCGTCTACGCCATGCGTCAGGACATCACGTACAAGGTGCTCACCGAGGCCGTGATCCAGGACGCCGGCGGCAACATCGTGTATAACCTCGCCCAGCAGGACATGGTCGCGCTGCGCGCCGTCATGCGCCTCGGCTTCGCCCTGCCCAACCCGATCAACCGCATGAACGCGACAGCGGCTACCCGCTGCCCGTTTGCGGTGCTAACGGCCTAACGGGAGGATGCGATGGGTCTGTTTCCCAAGAACCTGACGGAGTACGTCGCCCTGCAGGGTATCCCTGTCGGGCCGAACACCAACATCTACGTTGTCGACCCGACCAGCGGCAGCGACAGCAACCCGGGCACCAACTGGAAGGCGCCGCTGAAGACGATCGCGGCCGCCTACGCCAAGTGCACCGCCAACCAGCACGACACGGTGCTCGCACTCGCGGCGGCGGACGGCCACACGCTGAGCGCCGCGCTGACCTGGTCCAAGAACCTTACGCACCTGATCGGCTTGTGCGCTCCGTCGCGCATCGCACAGCGGGCGCGCATCTTCCAGCTCTCAACGCTCACCGGCGCATCGCCTCTGATTCTCGTGAGCGGCTCAGGCTGCATCTTCAAGGATCTCTACGTCTTCCAGGGCGTGGCGGATGCGACCAGCCTGATCAACGTCAAGGTGACAGGCGGCCGCAACTGGTTCAAGAACGTGCACTTCGCCGGCGGCGGCAACGCCCTACACGCGATCAACAACGGGGCGTCGCTCATGCTAGACGGCTGCGAAGAGAATCTGTTCGACAAGTGCACGATCGGCGTGGATACGATCGGCGGCGGTGACGGCTTCGTGGGGCTGCTCCTGGATGGCGGCGCCAAGCGCAACGAGTTCAAGAACTGCCGCTTCCGCATGGAGGCTGCTCACACCGGCGCCTCGTTCGTTGAAGTGGCTGACGCAACGGCGATCACGCACGACCACATCTTCGACAACTGCATCTTCACGAACAACAGCTCGACGGTCACGATGGCGTCGGCATTCCTGATCGCCGCCGTCTCAACCGGCGGGCGCTTGCTTGCCAAGGATTGTATGTTCAACCGTGTCAGCAAGCTGGACGCCAACGACCGCCACGTCCTCTACGGCAACATGGGCGCTATCACCGGAGCAGACGGCAGCGGTGTCGCCGTTGAGTTGATCACCTAGGACCTGATGGAGGTTTGAGCAATGAGCGCAACTGTTTCGCAGGAAGGTCGCGGCGGCCTGCTGTGCATTGACGTGGCTGGCGTCACGTCGACCGACAATGGCGGCATCGGCGCGATCAAGAACCCGTGGGGTGAGGATGTGCTGATCCTGCGCTCCTCGTGGTACATCGGCACGCCGTCCACCGGCGCAACCAACATCAGCATCGGCGTGGCCTCGGCTGCGACTGGCGCAGCCACGGACATCCTGAATGCCCTGGCCGCCGATGGCGCGATCACCGGCAAGGTCTACAACGGACACGTCATGCAGAACGGCGCCAAGACCGAGATCGCAGCGCCGGCCGTGTGGCAGGATGACTACTACGTTACCTTCACCGGCTCCGCGGACAGCACCGGCCTCGTCGCCAAGCTGTTCCTGGAATGCGTCCCGCTGACCTAGCAGGAGTGTAGCAAATGGCCGCAACAGCAGCCCAGATCGCACGGCTCCGGCGCATGGTGAACGAGCCGCTCACGACGACCTACAGCGATACCGTCCTCGCCGGCTACATCGAGGCGTATCCGCTGCTGGACGAGCGCGGCGAAGAGCCGTACACGTGGGACACGTCCAGCGAGCCGCCGACCAAGGAAGTCAACGACGCGTGGATCGCAACCTACGATCTGGCTGCTGCTGCTGCGGACATCTGGAGTGAGAAAGCGGCTGCGCCGGCCGAGGACTTCGACACCAACGCCGACGGCGCGGATCTCAAGCGCAGCCAGGCGTACGAGCAGTGCATGAAACAGGCGCGCTACTACCGTTCGCGGCGTGCGGTGCGCACGATCACGCTCTACCCGTCGCCGCGGCCGGACAGTGACGATCTGGTGACAGCCTAATGCGACCGCCAACGACGTACCAGCTCAGCCGGATGCAGGACGCCAACGAGGCGGCCATGTGGGACACCTGCCGCCTGGTGGTGCGCGTGACCGGCGCTGTCGATGCGTACGGCCATCCGGCGGAGATGTGGGCCGAAGGGGCGACCGACGTCGCCTGCGGCCTCGACCTGCGCTCCAGCTACGAGGTGCTGCGGGGCACGCAAGTTCCCCGCTACGACGCACGGCTGCGCCTGCCGATCGACACCGAGATCACCAACGTGGATCGCGTCAAGGTGACGCACCGGCATGGCGTTGCGCTGGCCACGCCGCTTGTCTTCGAGTTCATCGGCCAGCCACGCCGAGGGCCGCAGGGGCTGCTCGTCGAGCTCAAGACGTTGACGGATGGAAGTGTAGCATAACGGAGGTAGACACATGGCAGTTCTCGTTCCGACCGTTCAGACGCTCAGCAGGGACGGCGTGACGCCGAGCTTTGGCGCAGCCAACGCCGACGGCTACGCCCTGCCAGGCGACGGCAGAACGGTCATCGAAGTCAAGAACACCAACGGCGCAACACGCACGGTGACGGTGGACATTCCGGGCACGGTCGATGGCCTGGCTGTCACGGACAAGGCGGTCACCATTCCAGCGACGACCGGCGACAAGATCATCGGCCCGTTCCCGCCCGGTATCTACAATCAGCCAAGTGGGACATGGCAAGGCTACGTGCTCGTCACGTTCTCTGCCGTAACCGACGTGACCGTGGCCTTCTACCGGATGCCGTAGGAGACGATCATGGCAAGAACACCCATCGCAGTTCAGAACATCACCCGCACGGCGACCGAGATGACGTACTCGCAGACTAACGCCTCGGGCGACGGCGGCAACAGCTTCGCCAACGATGGCCGCACCTTCCTGCACATCAAGGCGGACGGCACAGCGCCGGCATCGTTCACGCTGACCATCGAGACGCCGGGTACCGTGGACGGACAGGCCATCGCCCAGCGTACGGCGACGCTGGCGAAGAGCAAGGAGTACTTCATCGGCCCGTTCCCGCCCGGGGTCTACGACCAAGCGGGCGGCCTCGTGTACTTCGACATCGGCGCCGACGACACCGGCATCACGGCAGCCGTGCTGCGCCTGACGTAGGAGCTGAGATGAGCGGCGCCAAGATCAACTGGTACGGCGAGCAGGTCAAGATCGTGGTCAAGGGCGCGAGCAAGCAGATTCTGACGCAGGCCGCCATGGTGTGCGCCGACAAGGCGGCGATCAGGATCACGGACAACGACCAGGTCGACACCGGCTTCATGCGCGCGTCGGTGTACGGCGTGGGCCCAACAGATAGCGGACGGGCGAACGCGCAGGCAGACGCAACGGAGCGGGCAGACCGCCCGTTCGCGCCGCAGCCGGCGTTACCCGATGAGAAGACGGCGCTTGTCCATGCCGCAGCCGAGTATGCCGTGCACCAGGACATGCGCAAGGCGTTCATGTATCCGGCGGCGCAGGACACGGCGAAAGAGTTCAATGGGATCGTCGAGAGGCACAAGGTTGGTTGACATCGGCTCGGCGCTGCGGACATTCTTGCTGGCTAACTCAGCGCTCTACGCACTGACAGGTAACCGCATCTGGACGGAGGTGGACACGCCGCCGCCTGGATACACACCTGCCGACGGCGGCGCTGTGTGCGTCAAAGTGCGCGGCGGCAAGCCGGAGAACAGCGATCTGCTACTTTACGCATCCCTGCAATGCAAGTGCTACGGCGCGACGCAGGTCGCGGCGAATGCAGTGTACCGTGCGCTGTACGGCGCGCTGCATAACACGCGTGCTGGCGGCATCATACGCTGGGGACAGAGCGAGGTGCTTGGTCAGACGTTACGAGAACCAGACACGACGGGCGGCTCGCCCTGGTGGTTTGTGTTGGCGTTCTTCGAGGTCTATGTGGCAACAGATGGAGGCTAGAACATGGCGAACGAATTCGCTGATCTGATTATGGGCCCGGCGAAGGTGTACTACGCGCCGGTTGGTGAGGCACTGCCGAACGAGAACAGCGTCGGCTACGGCGTAGCCTGGGGCGGCAACTGGGTCGCCTTCGGCTATACCAAGACGCCGCTTTCCTGCAACTACGAGTTCGAGGAGTTCGAGGCGAAGGTGCAGGAAGCGCTGGCCGCCGTCAAGCGGCGCAAGACGAGCGAGGCGCTGACCCTTGAGACGACGCTCGCACAGCTCACCGCTGACAACGTGCAGATGGGCAGCGGCGGCACGGTCACGGACACCGCCGCTGGCGCTGCGCAGGTGCAGATGGAAGAGCTGGAGGCGGGCAATAACGCCGTGCTCGGTGAGTACGCCTGGGGCTTCGAGGGCGAGTATCGTAAAGATGACGGCACACAGTTCCCGGTGCGCCTGTTCATCTGGAAGGGCACCGCCAAGCTCAACGGCGCGCTGGAGTTCGGCAAGGAAGACTATCCCGGCATTCCGCTGCAGATCAAGGCGCTGCACGACGCGTCGAAGACGGCAGGCAAGAACCTGTTCAAGCTGCAGAAGGTGCTGGCGCCGCACACCTAGACCGGCGCTGACGCGGACACGGACAGAGGCGACCAGGGGAGCGAGACGCCCCCTGGTCGACCATATGAGGAGACAACGCGAGATGCGTTCAACCACAGTCACACTGGCCGGGACGACGTACACCGTGACGCAGCCGCCGCTGCGCAAGAACGTCGCCTGGCAAAAGCAAGTCGCTCAGCACCTCAAGGAGCTGTTGACTGCACTCCCGGGGTTGCTGACGACCCTGGGCCCACTGCTGAAGTCTGGCACACCCAGCGACGGCAAGAGCGGCATGACCGGCCTGCTCGACGCGTTGACGGCGGACAACCTTCCCGCCGTGACCGATGCCGGCAGCGACGTTCTGATCAAGGTCGTAGACGCCATTCCGGCCATGCTCGATCTGCTGTACGAGTTCTCGCCGGCGTTGGCCGACGATCACGATCGCATAGAGGCGGAGGTCGGCGAGGATGAAGTCGTCCTGGCCTTCGTCGAGCTGGTCAAGCTGTCGCTCCCTTTCGGGGAGAGGATCACGGCGGCGCTCAAGGACCTGGCGGCGACCTCGCCTGGCTCAACGAGCGCGCCGACATCGCCGAGCTCGCCCGCGCCGAGTGGGGACTCTGGGATGACGAGCTAGACGAGCAGGTCGTCAACGCCCTGGCCGATGCCTACGTGCGCCGAAAGCGCTGGGAAGCAGAGCTACTGGCGGGCACGATCTGGCGGGTCATCGGCGAGGCATGGAGCAAGGCAGACCACGGACAGGCTGCGCCGGGTGGCAGGCGTAAGGTGCGCTCGGAGCAACTTCTGACGGACATGGGTGTGAGGATATAGCGTGGGCGTCACACTGGGCGACGCGACATTCTGGCTGCGCGGGAATAGCAAGGACTTTGACGCGGCCATGACCAAGGCCGAGACGACCGCCAAACAGGTCGGCGACAAGATTGGCGCCGGTCTTGCGCGGGCGACACAGATCGGCGCTGTCGCATTGGGCGCCGTTGGCACAGCTGCGATTGCTCTGGGCAAGAGCGCCATGCCCCTGGAGACGATCAGCGCCGCCTTCGATGGTATCGCCGCGTCCGCGGGTCACAGCGGCGACGAGATGCTCGCGTCCATGCAGAAGGCGTCGAACGGCATGGTCTCAGCGCGTGACCTGATGACGCAGTACAACCTCGCCGCCAGCCTGGTCAGCACGACCTTCGCCGATCAGCTCGGGCCGGCCATGGCCCTGGTCGGCAAAGTCTCGGCGTCCACCGGCCAGGACATGAGCTACCTGATGGAAAGCCTGATCCGGGGCGTCGGGCGCCTCTCGCCCATGATCCTCGATAACCTCGCCATTCAGGTCGACCTGTCAGCTGCCAACGAGGCATATGCCAAGAGCGTTGGCAAGAGCGCCGACGAGCTGACCAAGCAAGAGCAGCAGACGGCGCTGATGAACCAGGTCATGGAAAAGCTGCGTCAGAACACGGCGTCCATGCCGGAGGTCGCGGGGACGGCGTCGCAGAAGTGGGCGGAGATGACCGCCAACCTCCAGAACCTGAAGGACACTGTCGGCCTGGCCGTGTTGCCCGGACTGACAGCGCTTGTGGAGAAGGTGAACCAGGGCATTGGCGCTGTGCAACGCTTCGCCAACGAGAACCAGGCGCTCATCGGCAAAACAGCATCGGTGGCCATGGTGCTGGGGCCGGTGTTGGGTGCGCTGACGGGCGCGGGCGCGGCGGCCAACATTCTCACGCGCGCCCTTGGCCCGTTGGCGGGCATGTTTGGCGGCCTTGGCGGTAGCGTGGGCGGTCTCCTGAACCCGCTATCGAGCGTGGCCGGCTGGCTCATGAAGCTACCCCTGCTCCTATCCGCCCTCGGCGCGCCCGTTGGCGTTGTCGTCGGTGCCGTTGGCCTGCTGGCTGCTGCCATTGCCGTGTTGGTGGGGGGGATCAAGAAGTTCCTCGACCGCAAGGCCGCCGCGACGCAGTTCATGTACGAGATGCAGGACGGCTTCATCAGCATCCAGAAGCCGGTGCTCGATCTGGGCGCGATCATCAAGAAGGTGTGGGACGGCATTCAGCTTGCCGTCAAGGTCGCCGTCGTCGTCGTGCAGGACTTGCTGAAAGGGCTGGCCTGGGCGTTCGATCAGGCGACGACCTGGGTGGCGGATCGGCTGTTTGAGCTGGAGCCGGTGCTGAGTCAGGTCGCTGATGCCTTCGCCGGAGTCTTCGATTGGCTGATTGGCATTGCCAACCAGTGGGTCAACGGCTTCGTGGCCATTCTGTCCAGCCTGATGACATACTTCCAGGACATCTTCCAACTGATCTACGACATCGTGACCGGCAACTTCGAGGCGGTCGGCAAGGACGCGCTGGCGATCCTCGGCAGCTTTCTGAACATGGTGCAGACCGTGTTCTCGACGCTGTTCGACACCATCGGCGTCGTCATGTCCGGCGTGATGGAGTTCTGGGGCAAGGTCTTCGACATGCTCCCTGAGCCGGTACAGGACGCGCTGTCGAACATCCTCGGCAATCTCAAGCGCTTCCTGGATTGGGTCGGCGGCAACATCTCTCGCGTCTGGGGCACGGTGCTGGAGCTCACCGCACAGGCATGGCATTGGGTCTGGGATACCATCGGCAAGGTGCTGGCCGGTATCGCCAACAGCATCGCCGACTTCTTCGAGAAGATCCCACTGGGCATGGCGCAGGGTTGGGCGACGTCCCTGCGCGGCTTTGCCAACCAGGTTGGGACAGGCCTCGGCGATGCAGCCACGTCCGCCGTCACCAGCGTGATCGAGAAGCTCAAGAGCTTCGGCGGGTCTGTCGCTGACGCCGTGAGCGGACTGATGCAAGTCGCCAGCAGCAAGTCGGCGCAGAACACGAACATGCTGCAGGGGCTATTCGACAAGATCAGGTCAAGCATCAGCGGCGTCATCGACAAGACGAACGGGCTGAGCACATCCTTCACCAAGACAGGCGCGGCCGCCCACAAGACGACGCCGGCCATCGACCGCTATACCGAGAGCGCCAGCAAGGCGAAGGACGCTAGCTCAGGCGCGGCCAAGGCAACTGAGTCGCTCAAGGATCCGCTCGCTGAAGCCGCTGATCTGCTCTCCAAGATCACGGGCGCCATGGACAAGGCGCTCGAGATGTTCGCCAAGCTCGCCAAGTACGACATCAGCAAGGAGCAGTTCGCCCGCGGCTGGGCGCTCCTGTTGGACCAGATCAAGATCGCGGTCAGTGGTCTGGCCGACATGCTCAGCAGCATGGGCTTCCAGGGCGAGCCAGGCGCCGAGAAGATGACGGCGCTGCAGTCGCTGGCCGAGATGGTCACTGCCGTCGGCGACATGGTCGGCGCGTTGCAGGCGGGCCTCTCCAGCATTGTCAAGTTCACCGCGCCGGCCAAGGCCAACATCGATGCAATCCTGGAGCTGATGCGCTATCTGGTGCAGCAGCTCGTCGCCACTGCTGCAACCTACAAGAAAGACGGGTTGGAAGCGGCCGCGCTCCTTGCGGACACGGCGGGTCGCATCGGCGACATGATCGCGGCCACGGTGGAGCCGCTGCAGGCGGCGGCGTCGTTCAAGCCCGTCGCCATGGGCGCATTCGGCGCGCTGGCTGACGCCATCGACCGTTGGGTGCGGGGCATGGTGTGGCTGGCTGCCAAGTACAAGGAAGACGGCCTCAAGGCCGCTCGCGACATGGCCGAGACCGCCGCCGTCATCGGCGACATGCTCACAGCCGTCATGCAGCCCATGGCCGACGCCGCCAGGTTCCGGCAGGTCGTGCAGGGTGGCTACGCCGCCATCGCCGACGCCATCGAGCGCTGGGTCAAGGGCATGGTCTGGCTGGCCGGCAAGTTCACGGACGATGGGCTGCTGGCGGCTCGTGACATGGCAGCCACAGCCGCCAGC